TATCACCTTGCCATCCGTCAGTAAGGCCCTCGAAAGGGGCCTCGCCGATAGAAGATGGACGCGTAACCTATTGCCGAGTTTTCGGCATATAGGGAGTCTCCCCGCTTTCATGCGAGGTTTCTTCACGCGCGTTTTCTCTGCTTCTGGTGAACTACTGGATGAGCCCGATGCTAACGCTATCTGGGCTATCCGCCAGGTTTCCCACCTGGTCGGAAAGGTTGAGAGGCCGTGTACTCTCGCGAGAGAGAAAGCGGCCTTCGATGCCTACATCCAAACCGATCGCGAACTCGGCGACCATTTCAGGAGGGGAGTTATTCCTCCTGAGGTTGATGACGCATACTCTCGTATGTGCCTCCGCCTGTTCGGGAACGTGTTCAACGAGCTTGATCGAAAGATCGCGCACTACGAACTCGTTCCTCGTTTCGGTCCTGGATCCACGGCGGACAGGCTGGATATGCCTGCGCGTTGGGATTTCCGTTACTGGCCTGAGCGACTCGAAGGGGTTTTCCCCCGATGGCGCTATGGGACTTATAACGGAGCCTGGACTGAACCGACGATACCTCTGGGACTCGAGTTACCTGCCAAGGTCACTTCTGTCCCAAAGACGCAGAAAACCCCTCGAATCATCGCGATGGAGCCAGCTACTGTGCAATTCGCACAGCAGGCCCTCAAGAACAGCTTTTACGATCTCATCGATAAAAGCTGGATTCGTGACATTCTGGGTTTTACGGATCAGACTCGGAATCAGGAATTGGCGCGAATCGCGTCCGTTACCGGAGACCTTGCCACGCTCGATCTGAGCGAGGCGTCTGACCGTGTCCACCTCTCGATGGTGCATCGCACTTTTAAGAGGTGGCCGCATCTTATGGACTACATGCTGGCTAGCCGTTCTCGAACGGCCAGTGTGCGCGGTGATGAGATCACCCTTCACAAGTATGCATCCATGGGGTCTGCGCTTACCTTCCCATTAGAGGCGATCGTCTTTACGATAATCGCAGCGATGGGGATGGAACGCAGGGGTTACTCCACCAGGCCCGGGCAGCTGCCCGGGCGTCTGAGCGTCTACGGGGACGACATCATTGTCCCCACAGGCGCGGCGTCCGACGTTGTCGACCTATTGCACCTTTACGGGCTCAAGGTCAACATGCACAAGTCTTTCTGGACCGGAAGGTTCAGAGAGAGCTGTGGGAAGGAATACTATGCTGGGACTGATGTCTCAGTTGTACGCCTCCGTGCAGATGTCCCTACATCACGTCGGGAAGCGGATCTCATCCGTCGCTTCACTGAATTCCGAAACCGCGCTTATCGCGCAGGTCTTTGGCGTACAGTGAAGGTCTCTGACCAATACCTTGACTCTGTAGTCATGGTACGACCTCGTCATGTCGACGAGGTATCAGAGATAACCTCTTCCGTTCTGGCAAAAGATACAGTGCTCCTTGTACCTTGGCGAGCGAGCTGGGATAACCAGCTCCATCGTTGGGTTGAGAAGCACCTCTCAGTCAGATCGACATCACCATCATACGTTGTCGATGGCGAAGGGGGAGTGCTCAGGTGGTTCCTGATGTCACTTGACCGAACCGATTCACAAAAGGTAGTGGACCGGTACGAGAACCAAGAGCGTAGCCATACGCACCGCATAAAAATGGCACGGATCGAGCGCTTGCCTAAGCGCACGATGGCCCTCACGGGCCTGCGGGGCTCTCTCTAACGAGAGGGCTGGGG